ATGGTTAAAAAACGCCAATATCATATCTGGCAGTACAAGCTTGAACAGCTTTCAGAAGCTGATGGTAAGCTTATGCTGGAATTTGATAAAAATGATGCTGTGAACAGCAGCGAAACGCTGATGTTGTATATATTAAACGAGAAAATTATGGGTCGCAAATATGACGACGCCATTGAATATAAAACTGATGAAAACGGAAACGAAGTGAGGGTAAAGAAGAACTTTGTTCCTATCATCACCATAGAAACAGGCAGAAGCAGGAACACAGAGCAGACTGCAACACTTGAGAAGCTTTTGAATGAAGGTTTTTATACTGATACAGAACCGCAGGGGCATTTTGTATTTATTGATAATGTCCTTTCAGGGTCTCAAAATAAAGAGTGCAGACAGATTTTTGTGCTGGAGAAATACTTGGAGAAGCTGAAGGAACATATTTCTCTCGGTATTGAACCAGAAAAATGTACCGTTTCAAAGAACCTTACAAGAAATGCACTGACCACAACGGATGTGTATTTAGTTCCTGTTGATATGAAGAAGCTGGGCATCTGCATTATTCCCGACTGTGAAGTGCCTGTTTATGAAGATGTAACCATGATTAAGCCATATACTCGGACTCCAGAGGAAGAAAAACTGTGTGCGGAATTGATGGCTTGGATTGAAGCCGATAAAGAGTATTATAAAAAGATAAAAGAAGTTAGCGAAGCGGTTAATTCTGCTGATTGTAAGGTGGAGAAGAAACCAAAGGAAAACAGGCAAAAGGGGACATATAAGACAGTCAACCAGTGGAAGGAAGCTGAACGTAAAGTAAAGGCAGAGGAACTTGAGAACCCCAAAGCCAGAACTTATGTGGATACTAAATCGAAATATTATGCTTTATATATAGAAGAGCAGACCGATGAAATAGGTGAAGATGAAACAAAGGAGATACCTATTACTGAATGGTCAACGGGGCTTCAATTGGCTACCGATGAAAACCACAAGTGCATTGAAAACGTCTTTGATGGCATGGGGGTAGTGTCAAAGGAGCTTGGGGAGAAGTTTAGGAGTTTTATAAAAACTGATTATGCTATTACTGGATACCAGCTGCGTCTCCCTGCGATAAAAGGCTTTTTTCCTGTTGTAGATTTTAAAGCATACTTTAAAAAGCACAATATTGAATTCATTACTGATATGTGGGGACAAGTACATAAAGTAGATGAAATCGATATTCTCACCACAGAGTCAACTTTTAAGGCAAAGCTGAATGTTACAGGAGTTAAAGAAGATGGCTCTGAAAAAAAAGAGTGGATGTTTAAGTCTGTAAATGAATACAAGGATTTACTTGTTAAATATGGGTATGATGCTATTGGTATATCCAATTTTGCAAAGCCTGTAGAGGAAGAATTCAGAAGAGCTACCTACCAGTTATGGTTGGCACTTAATATAAGTAAATTGGACTTGCTTGCCTTGTCAAATGTACAGGGTGATGTTATTCATAAGGTACTCAGTATTTACCGCAAGGATGAAATTGATTGGCAGGACATTAAGTATATTGAAACCTTCCTGAACCTTATTCAAAAGGAAAATGCCCAAACCAATCTGGCAAAGGAATGTGCCGATGCTATTACAGCAATTCATATAAATAAAAAGATGGTCTTTGACCGAAAGGTAATCCAGACCATTAAGGATGTTATCAATAAGAAGCTTGATGATATGTGCATGGGCAGATTCTATGTAAAAGGAAAGTACCTTTATGTTACACAGGATATTCTTGCCTTTTTAAGATATGCTGGTGCTGAAAGCAGGGAGCAGTGGAAGTATTCAGGCTTCCTCGGAAAGAAGCAGTTTTACTGTGGTGGTAAAATAGTAGGTAGAAATCTGCTGGCAAGGAATCCAATCATGAGCTACTCCGAAATTACAAAGGTGGACTTTGTTGATTATGAGGGAGAGGACTCGGAGTTTATCAAGCACCTGGATAATATTATTCAGATGCCACTGGGGACTGAACCTGATAGACTAGGGGGAAATGATAAAGATGGGGACGAATTATTCGTGCTTTCTACCGATTATAATTTGAAAGAGACTTGCATTGAATATTTACAGAATTACAACTTTGTTGTGAAAAAAGAGGAGAGCGAGAATTTTAATAAAAACTTGCTTGACGTTATAAATGTAAGCCTACAAGAGCATCTTAATACCCGCTTTCCCGATAAAGCGGTGGTAACCATTGAAGATTATGTTGTTCCTTCCTTAGTTCAGGTTAATGATGAGGACAAAGCGACCGCACCGAGTAAAGAATGGAATAAAGAAAATGTACTTCAATTTATTCTTGATTCCGAGGATAAAACTGGTGTAATAACCGACCTCAATACTGCTATTGAAAATGTAGCTAACGAGGAAGGGGATTTACCAAAGTATGCCCTGCCTATTGCTATAATGAAAGACCTACAGGGGAAAATGATTGATGCCAGTAAAAGTGGACTGTTTGACCAAGTGGTTATTCCAGAGGTCATTAAACTGAAGTTCCGTAAGAAGCCACAGTTTATGTACTACAAAGACGGAGTTGAGTTTAATAAGGATTATTCAACCAAGTCTGCTATGGACTTCTTTGCGGACAGGATGAAGCAGTTTAAAGAGTATGTTAATAAGGTGATGAGAGAGGATACCAACAGAAAAATAAAGGCTCAGAGGTTTGAAAATATATACAATTATTTGATGAACCCTGAACTTGACGGTGAAGTTGTGCAGAAAGTAATTGAAGCATTGAATGATGTGTATTCTCACTTTATACAGGAAAATAGAACGCTGGCTATTTTAAAATCCCATATCAATCCTTACTCCAGCGATGATAGATTTAAACGTGAGCGTGAAATTGTAGACCAGAAGTTTAAAGACCTTTATGAAAAGACAAAACTGGATGCAGAGAAAATATGTAGCTGTCCGTCATTACTGGCAACTGCTGCTGTTCGTTTGACCTACATTAATACAAAGTACAACAACCAAAATGATAACTACTCCTTCTGTTGGATTGTAGCTCCCGAAGGTATCCTGCAAAATATTAAAATGCATGAGGATAAAGAAAAGATATATGTTGTTCGGGCTGATGAGGAAGAGCAGGATGTTTTTGAGTGGCTGGGAGAGTATTATAAAACACAGGTTTCTGATGGAGAGTATCCTTTGAAATTTGATGAAGAAAAGGATATGAGCATATCGGAGGAGTATTTGAGGCAAAAAGCTGAGGAGCTTCCCGATGTTCAGGATTTGAAAATAACAATCATGGATGTAGAAATAGGAAGGGCAGAAGAAATTTCTAATGAGATGCTCGGAAAGACGTATCCACTATTTGTGAATGAAAAAAACTGGCTCGGTATTATCGGAAATATGAGCATAAAGGAAAGAGAGACACTTACCTCTGGAGTTGATTTGAGAAAATATATTGGTCATGATGTTCTGATTAAAGAAATTATTACAGCTAAGAATACTCAAACTGTTATAAAAGTAACTGTTGATATTAAAGGGTACTTATATCGCCAGCGAAGCTGGCGTAGGGCGGACAATGCAGAGTAATGTCTTGTTCAAACTATTATAATATCAGGAGGTCGTGAACAATATGAGAAATGATACAATTGTAATAACGCAGGAAAGAATGGCTGGTTGGCTTATGTTTAATAGATTTCATAAAGTAGATGAGAAGCCAGACTTAAAGGATTCAAATAGAAAAATATTTATCTTTAAGGATTCCCCTAAGCTGCGTGACACTATGGAAAAATACAACCAATTCAAAGATGTAGTTGGATTCTAAAAAGGGGGTCTAAACAGTTTGGAGAGCAAAACAGTTGAAGAAATTGTAAACATAGATATCAATGACAAATCTCCTAAAGATATTGCTGAAAACTTTCTGTGGATACAGGAGAAATGGTATGGTAATGACATCAGCGAGAGCCAAAAAGAAAACATATATGCACTTGCAAAATTGTTATATTACAAAAACTATGATGATGTCAAAGTGCCTATTATAGCAAATGTTCCAATGGGAGAAGGTAAATCCTGCCTGCTGATTGAATTTATGAAATATCTATATGATAAAGATCCCGACTTCGGAGCGATTGTTGTAAAAAAGACATTAGAGGAATGTCATGATTTTTGCATTGATATGGGTCTTACAGATAAAACATTAGAGGAATATGGCTTCGACAATGATAGACAAGCTTTGAAAAAAGCCTACTACTCTTATATTGACGGGAAGGAAGTAATATTCAAAGATAGTGTGGATTTTCTTAAAGGTCAAATTGGTTTTATTGCTCGAACAATTAGGGGATTTAATTTTACAGATTGCAGGAAATACGAGGATAGGACTAAACATTGGTGGTTTGGAACTCCACCTCCAGATCTTGTTTTTTATGACTACAGGCTATGCCATGATTGCAAAATTCAATGCTTAGCCAGAAAGAGTAAAGCTGAGTGTAAAAAGCACAGGATTTTAGCAATATCCCATACAAGACTGTTTTTAAGCAATTATATTGAGGAGTTCTTTGATGATATCATGTCATTTGAACATGGAGGGAAAGAAGTAAAGAGAAGGCTTCTGATAATTGATGAAAAAATTGATATGTGCGACATATCCAGCATCACTGATACAAGCTTTAAGAAGTTAAAGGAATTAATTATTGATAAATTTGGTCAATATGAAGGTTTGTTTAAGGAGATAACGGAATATATTGATTCCTTGGAATATCCTGAAGAAATGAATAAGCCTGTAAAAGAACAGACAAAACTATTTCGTGATGGTAAAGGATTTCAATTTGATGAAGAATTACTTAAGGCGTTCTATAATGATACTTCTATTGAAAGAGAAAAATACGAAAATCTATTAGACTTAGGTAAAATTTTAAACAGTAGAAATATTACAACTGGTATCCCATACCGTTTTGGTGACAGCAAAGCGAGGGCTGAGAAAGAAAAAAGAAAATTAACAAGAGAAATATATGCTTATAGATATTTGGACTTAGCAGCATATAATCAAAAGTTTGAAAAGACTCTGATTATGGATGCTACAGCAGATTTGGATTATGATTATCTAAAATCTAATGCTGTAATATGTGATGATATTCTAAATGAAAAAAGAGAAATAAATGTTTATATTCCAAATAGGGATGCAAATACATCAAAAGGTAGATTGCTGAAAACAGGTGACCACAATATGAAAGCGGAGGAAAGAAAATGCTTTTATAATGCTAACATTAAAAACCTCGCTTTGGAATGTAAGCAGATAATGGAAACAGCATATAAAAAAACACTAATTGTTGTTTTTAAGGAAGTTACTGTTGATAAAACTTATGATTTTAAGGTTGATATTACCGATGAATTAGAAAAAATTTATGAGGGAAAGAATTACATAATAATTCATCATGGGGAATTTACAACAGGTGTTAATAAATTCTCTGATTGTGAAAGAATTATTATAATAGGACAATTAAATAAATCTAGTAGCTTATATCAGAATAAATGCTTGGCTGTGGGGAGAAAAATTGAAGAAGATGACACCCATATCCAACATGTTAGCCATACCGAGATGAATGATTATTTGATATCAAATATCCAGCAGATCGGAAGGACTGCATACAGGAATAAGGAGCTGGTTGATGTATATTTCATTGGAAGACTAAAAGTTCTTGAAGGTCTTTTAGCGGAACTAGGCAGATATTTTAAAGTAACTATCAATACCTTTGAAAATATATATTATTACAAAGAACCGACAAAACAGGAACTGCTAATTGAGAAAATTCTGCAGAAATATATGTGGTCAAAAGAGGGCGAAGTTATTAAAAAGCAGGAGATAGATGAATTGTGCAGTGCAATAGGAATGGATGAATCCGTTAAAAGAAAAGCAGCATTTAAAGAAAAGTTAAAACAAATAGGCATCATAGATAACCCTGAAAATAATAGAGAATACATACTTACCAAGGATATGTAAAAGTGTGAAACTCTTATATATAATATATAGGACATTCACGTTTTTGTATTTTCTATTTATTGAATCAATTATACCGCTCTGAGGGGGTGTGGGGGCGGTAGAGCGAAAAAAACTTTTATGCAGCGTTAAGCGGAATAAAAGTTTGGTAGCACCCCCACTTAGAGTTGTTTGGAGATGATAATTTGAAAAATACAGAGGTTTTATATTTGAAGGAATTATGTTCGCAATTCAGAAATGCAATTATTATTTATGGAATAAAGAAGCTTCCGATTTCATTTCATGCGTTTCCTATGGGTTCATGTGGTGATACTTCTCTCCTGTTAGGTAAATATCTTGATGAAATGGAACTTGGACAATTTAATTATGTCTGTGGTCAACTCGGAAGACAAAGCCATGCTTGGCTTGAGAAGGACGGAATTATTGTTGATATTACTGCCGACCAGTTTGATGATGCTACTGAAGAGATAATTGTTACTGATAATAATGATTTCCATAAACGATTTGAGGAGAAATCAAGACGGCTTTATATTGATAGTTTTGGTAATAGTGACTTTGTTGATATTGAATTGTTGCCAGCATATTATAAAATTATTGGCTGTATAGATGATAAATATAAACCAGTTTAAATGATATCTTATTAATGTTATAAGGATTACCCAACGCCCACGAAGTGGGCATTGAGTGGAAAAAGAAAAAAGTATATAAGGTGAATATAACTGTTTATTCAAATTAAGAATAGGCAGTTTTTTTATGCCAATTTTGAAAGGGGAATATTATGGAATTTAAAAAAATAAAAATATCAGATTTAATACATGCAGAGTATAATCCTAGAGTTGATTTGAAGCCTGGGGATAAAGAATTTGAGAAAATAAAAGGTAGCATTACAGAGTTTGGATATGTTGAGCCGATTATTGTAAATAGTGATATGACTATTATTGGCGGTCACCAGAGGAGTAAGGTACTAAAGGAACTCGGCTATACCGAAATTGACTGTGTTGTTATTGAGGTAGATAAAACTAAAGAAAAGGCTTTAAATATTGCACTCAATAAAATTACAGGTGAATGGGATTTGTCGGCACTGGCTCATTTGTTGGATGAACTTAAAACTGAGAATTACAACATTGAGCTTACAGGAGTTGATTTCAAGGAAGCTGAAAAACTGTGGGATGAATTTATGCCCAAAGATGAACAGGAAGAGGAAGAGATTCCTGAATTACCTGAAAAATCTGTTATTCAATCAGGAGATATTATTCTGATGGGTAAGCACAGATTGATTTGTGGTGATGCAACCAAGGTAGAGGATTTAATTAAGCTGATGGATGGAAAGAAAGCAAAACTAACTGTTACAGACCCTCCGTATGGTATAGCTTATGTCGGAAAAACAGAAGATGCTTTAACAATACAAAACGATAATTTATGTGATGAGGAATTCTATAATTTCCTCCTTGAAGCATTTAAGAGAGTTTATGAAATATCCGATGACGGAGCAAGTATTTATATATTTCATGCAGATGCAAAAGGATTAATATTTAGGAAAGCATTTGTTGATTCTGGATTCAAGCATTCACAGTGTTGTATATGGGTGAAGAATACTTTTGTTATGGGTAGACAACCGTATCAGTGGCAACATGAGCCTGCTCTCTTTGGATGGAAACCTACAGGAGCACATTATTGGAATGGTGACAGGAAGCAGAGTACTATTTGGAACTTTGATAAGCCGAGGGTAAATGATGTTCACCCGACAATGAAGCCGATTCCGTTAATTGAATATATCATTAAAAACTCCAGCAAATATGGAGATATTGTTGTAGATACATTCCTTGGTAGTGGTACTACTATGCTTGCTGCCGATAAATGCGACAGAGTTTGTTATGGTTCTGAGCTTGACCCGAAGTATTGCCAAGTTATTATTGAACGTTGGATAAATTATAAGGACGGAATCAATGGTGATGATGTGATTATTGAAAGAGAAGGACAGCAATATAAATACTCGGACTTAAAGCGTGATCAAGAGGCGGTCTGATATTGTAAGCAATTTTTATTTTTCATTCTATATGACCGATTCCTTCTCACTTTATTTTACCGAAAGCCCTTCATTTAACTTGCTTTAATGTGCTTTCAGAGTGATTAATGTAGTACACCAAAATCATGAAATGGAGGGTTTTATTATGGAAAAGAAGGAAATTATCAAGGTATTAGGAGAACATTTTGGAGTAAAGCCAAAGTACATGGGAGTGCCGAGTTTTGCTTATCAGATTGAAACAGCAGAAGAGACTTTCACAGTTGACCGAACAGGAAGAATTACCACCTCGGAAGGCAAAGAAGTGGAACTTGAAACATTATTGAATTCAGGAAATGTTGAGGAAACAATCGAACCTAAAGAAATTACAACCTTTGAAGTAGCAGTACAGATGGAAGGTCATACTGGAATCACCTTAAGAAATCTGGTCAATATGATTTACAGTAAACAGGCTCTTATAAAGAAATCACTTGGCATTGCAGGAAATATTATTGAGGATGATTTTTGCAAAGGCATCAATGAAGCCAAAACGGAAACCTTAGAGGATTTTAAAATAGCCATAGAGGGTATTGGAGCAAAACACTGCTCAGGGATTGCTTTTGATTTTAATGATAACACCATTACCTTTAAATTTTTAGAAGAAGCAACTCCAGAAAAGGTAGAAGCATATACTCACCTTATAGCACTATTGAATCAAAATGCCAAAGCATTAAAACATGCTTCAGCTAAAGCCAAGGATACTGATAACGATAAGTTTACCTTCAGGGTTTTCCTTATAAGGCTTGGTATGATTGGAGATGAGTATAAAACTGCACGAAAGATTCTGCTTGAGAAGCTTGAAGGAAACTCAGCTTTTAGAAGTGGAAGCAAGCCAGAGAAGAACATAGCTGCAGACGCTGAATAGAATATGCTTTCCAATATATCGCTTCACGTTGGCTTGTGGGGCGATATTTTTATATTGTTGGGCAAATATTCGATGCAATTAACAAACGGCTTACTGGCAAAGGTGAATGGATATATATTTCAACTTTACTTTCAGTAGCTTCAGAGTTAATGTACTACCTAACCAAATATGGAAAGGGGATTGTTGGATATGCAAACTGAAAACTTAATACGGGAAACCTTGAAGGGATTACTGGCTACAGCAACTGAAAAGGTATATGTGCTGGGCGAAGAGGATGCTCAAGAGGATTTAAAAAGACTGAGGGAAGTTTATGAGGACTTGATACTTTTCTGGGGACTGGATGAAGATTTGATTGATGAGTTTGATGAAAATATTGGGATATTGAAGTAAGAATGAAGGGGCTGAGAAATCAGCCTTTTTCTCATTTTGAGGGAGGTGAAAACATGGGTAGTAGAAAAGGGATTCCAAATAAAGAAACACGATATGATTCGGACATATTACCAAGACTGTCTGACATAAAGGAATGGCTGATGCAGGGAGATACAGTACGGGAGATTTGCAAGAAACTTGCTATTTCACCCGACTCTTGGTATCGTTACTGCAAGGAGCATGAAACACTCTCTGAACTTGTAACTATGGGCAGGAGCGTGTTATGTAATGAAGTGGAAAAATCATTATTGAAGCTTTGCACTGGTTATGAATACGAAGAACTCAAGACAATTGTCGAAGAGGATAAAAATGGAAAGAAGCGTACCAAGATTGAAAAGGTAAAACGCCACCAGCCACCATCAGCTGTAGCCATTTCATTTTTCCTTCGTAACCGCATGCCAGAGGAATGGTCGGAGAAGAAGGAAATTATATTGGATACAAGCCAAAACGAAGCTGCAAGGAAAGAATTATTCCTGCAAATGGTTAATGGTGAGTTTGACGCAGAGGATGAGATTGTTGAATGCCAAGAAGAGCAAGCAAAAACCGATGAGGATTATATGCAATAATCTTATGTCGTCAGTTTTTACCGAGATAAATGCCGATTATCTATATAAAAATGCCCGAAATAAGCCTGATTACAATGCATAATTAGTATTATGTCCTCAGTTGACTATAAGGCAGTACAGAGGTAACATGGACACACCAAATAAAGAAAGGGTGTGTCTATATGCTTGATTTAAGCGGTTTTGAAGTATATTTAAGGAGTGAAGAACGCAGCAAGAATACTATTGGTTGCTATATTCGGGACAGCAAGGTTTTCATCTATTGGTATTGTAGCAGGACTGATTGCGGTCTTAATAAGCTGATTGAACTTGATGCCATTGAATATAAGAAGCACTTGCTCAATACTAGCGAATCGGTGGTTACAGCCAATAGAAAGATTGCCAGCATCAATGCGTTTTGCAAATGGCTTTATGAAAGCGGAACAACTCCTGCTGAAGTAAATATAAAAGCAGTGAAGAATCGGGATGCTCGCCAGTATAAAGGCTTAGAGGAAAGGGACTTGAGGAAGCTCCGAGCCGAGATACACAGAAACAGGAATCAAATGCATATCTGCATCATTGAAATACTGCTTGGAACAGGGCTTCGGGTAAGCGAACTTTGTAATATAAGGCTAAGAGATATAGATATATCGGAACGTAAAGGTACTATAAGGGTTATAGGAAAAGGAAACGTGAACAGAACTCTACCGCTCAATAAGGATGTTCGAAAGGCAATTCAAGATTACCTTTTGGAAAGACCTGCGAATGACAGCGATATCCTTTTAATAGGACAGCGTGGAGCTTTGAAAAGGAACGCAATCAACCTTATACTTGAGAAGTATGGTGACAGAGTTTCTGTTGAAGTGACACCGCACAGCTTAAGGCATACGCTCGGATATAAGCTGGTTAAGGAAGGTACAGCAATCACTACCATCCAGCAGATACTCGGTCACGATAATATAATGACAACGAATCTTTACACAGTTACAACCGAGCAAGACATGAGTGATTCCTTGGATGCTCTGGAGTGGTAAGCAAGCCACTCTTTTTAATGCACCTTTCCCAATGGGAGGGGTGCTTCTATCTGTAAAAAAAGCCCCCACAGCAAATGGTGTAGAAATTTTTTTGACAATTTTTACGATAAATATTTGTAAAAAATTTCGAATAAGTATTTGACAAAAAGTGTGGTCAAAACTATAATAAATTGATATACTATATTAGAGGAGGTGTCAATATGGGCAAATATTCATATAATCAAATTGCAGATTTTTTTATCGCATTATCAAATGACACACAAAATCTTATAACTAATCTGAAATTGCAAAAATTGATGTATTATGCTCAAGCTTGGCACTTGACTATTACAGGTGACAGATTATTTGATGAAGAGTTTCAAGCATGGGTACATGGTCCAGTTTTGACCAATTTATATGATGATTATAAAACTTTTAAATGGAATCCGATTTTGCGTGAGGATTTAGAAGAAACTTATAATAAACTTCGTGAAAATGTTGATGAAAAGACATTGAGTATTTTGGATGAGGTTGTTGATGAATATTTTGGATTAACCGCTTATGAGTTGGAAAGACTTACACACTCTGAAGACCCTTGGCTTAAAGCCAGAAAGGGTAAGTTACCTGATGAACCATCTCAAGAGATCATCAAAGATGAATGGGTAATTGAGTACTATAGTAAGTATTTAGAAAATTGATATGGGCGATAGGATAAAAAAGGGAAAAGCAAAAGCGAAAGATAGAAAGTATATAAAAGAATCTTACAATAGTGAAAAAGACTACAGAAGTGAACATCTAACATTTTCATTAAAATATTTAGATTTGAATGATTCGGATTTTTGTGTAAATGATTGCCATACAAAATATTTTATTGCTCTACTTGCCAGAATAGGTGAGTTATCAAGATATATTGTGTGTGAGTTTAAAGAAAACTATAAGAAAGCACTTAGAAATCATGAAATTAAATGGGAAGATGTAACAAGAGATTGCTTTGGTATTCCGAATGAAGTGCAGATAGTTGATAAACCTTGGCAGTTTGGTGTGTCCGCAAATGAAAATGGTAGAGTGATTGGATTTTTTATTGACAATGTATTTTATGTCCGATGGCTGGACTATAATCACAATTTATATGATTAAATTATTCCTTACAGAATGTTGTAAGGAATTTTTATTTACCAAATTGTTTAGCCTTAAAAGAAAAGAGGTGATGCGATGCTAATACAACAAGACCATCACCGCCAAAACCTCCTGCTAAAAGAATATCTGAATAAATATTTCTCCCCGAACAAGATAGAAGAACTTGTCGGGGAGTTTTCATTTTCAGAGCTTCGCAGATTACTTGGCGAGATGGATATAGAATTTTTTGCTCTGTGTTACTTTCCGAAATACTTTGACAGGAAGTTTGGTAAGTTTCACAAGGAGCTATTTGAAGAATTAAAATATATGTTGGACAATAATGGGTTGATTGAAGCTTTTGGATTGCCGAGAGAGCATGGTAAAAGCACAATCAACTCTTTTTTATTTCCGCTATATTCTACACTGTACTGTAAATCATGTTTTACATTGATTATATCGGCTACTGAACAGATTGCTCTTCCGTTCCTTGATATGATAAAGGATGAGCTTGAGAATAATCAGTTACTAATTGAGGACTACGGTATTTATAAAGGAAACCGCTGGAACAATAACGAGATATGGATTCGTGGCAGAGGTGGGCTTGATGCTTGCATAATGATTCGTGGTATTGACGGTTCTCTGAGAGGTATCCACTTTAAACATTATAGACCACAGCTTGTTCTTTTGGATGACTTATTAAAAGATGATACAGCAAAATCGGAAACTAAACGAGAGCAAGTTAAAAGTACCTTTACCGATGTAGTAATTCCGATTGGTACAAGAGATACCAATATTCTTGTTGTCGGAACTGTGCTTCATGAAGAGGATTTAATGGCTGATTTACTGAAAGGTAAGATTCCAGGAGTAAGAAGTATAAAGAAAGCATCAATAGTTAATTGGGCAGAAAGGGATGACCTTTGGAGTGAGTGGGAAGTAAAATATAATAACCTTCAGGACTTAGACAGGATTGATACTGCTAAGTCCTTTTTTTATGACCATCAGGAGCAAATGCTGGAAGCTACAGAAATATTATGGTCTGAATACTTGGATTATTATTATCTTATGTGTAAGAAACAAGCAATGGGTGATAAGTCCTTCTATAAAGAAATGCAGAATGACCCACGCAGTACCGATGATTATATATTTCAGAGTATATCTTTCTGGGAGAAGCTTCCTGAATATGAGGAGCTTGAAGTAATCATGTACATTGACCCTGCAATAAAAGCAGGAAAGAGAAATGACTATTCTGCGATTACAATCCTTGGACAGCACAGGAAAACAAATCAAATGTATGTGCTTGATGGTTCAATTTATAAGCTTCTGCCTGATGATTTATTTCAAGTTGTAATTGAAAAGTTACAGTATTACCCTGTTGAAAAAATAGGATTTGAAGCTACACAGGCACAGAGCTATATGAAGCAGAAGTTTGAAGAGCAGCTATGGCAGAATAAAATTTATGCACCTGTTGAAGAAGTCGTTGCAAAAGGACAAAAGCATGAGAGGATTATCACCTTAGAGCCAGATATCAAGAAGGGACACATACTGTTCAATTCTTCCAATGTCGGATATAATAATCAAGTAAAGGATTATAACAAGGGTGCAAAGCATGATGATGCTCCTGATAGCCTATATGGTGCTGTGCAATTAGTTCAAGGGGTACAGCGTATTAGATTTTTTGACAGGAGCTTGCTATTTTAAAATAAAGTAAAATAAGTGGATTATAAGCATTTTATTGGGGGTCTGAGTTATGAATACGGTTTTCGTTAGCATACTAACCAGCTTGTTAGTGAGTTTAATAACATTTACACTTGGAATGAAATCTGGTAAAAATCAAGCCGATAGGCAACGATTAAAAGAACTATACAAAAACATAACTGTCCATTTTCAAAATCTGAAGAAAGGTCTCGAAAGCCATACTCCAAAGACATGGAGAAGCTTTTCTGATAAAACAGGTAATTCAGACCCTCTTGTAAAAAGAATGATAAAAAATGGGGACATAATTGAAATAAACGGAAAGATATCAAAAAGAGCTGAAGAGACTGAAAAACAGGCACTTGCTTTAGGTTGGAGATTCTATGATATTTATAAGGATTTACATGCGATATCTATTGAAACAATTAAAAAGTATGCAACTATACATCACGAACCTACTGGAAACAATTATAGTACAAAAAAATCTGAAAGCAAAATTGGGCGACCTTATTGGCAATGTGGATTTGGAATTCTCCTAGATAAAAAGTTAATTGATGAAAAAATATCATATTTAAACAATAGTCCAAATAACGGCTTTAATTTTGAACATACTGAAAATGGGAGGATATTATACTCGGTAACAATTTATCCTGATGACTTAACGGACATTTCCATTAAGGATTTACTCTATGAGATTAATAGTACATCAATTGAAAAGATAGAAAATGCAAGTAGTTTATTAAAACAGAAAGAGGAAATATGTAAAGATATTAATAGAATTATCAAAAAGAGTATGAGAAGAGCGAGAGACCCACATACATTTATTGAAACCATTGGGGGTGCTTTCCTAGATATTTTCAAAATTTAATATTTCTAAAGCTCTCATCATGAGGGCTATTTTTATGCCCATTTTTAGAAAGGATGTGATATTTTGCAAATAACTGAAAGCCTTATAAAACAATGCTTAACCGAGTTAGAGAATAACTCCAGCATCAAGCAAAAATATAAAGATTATTATGAGGGAAATCACAGTATACTCAAGGATTATGATATGCAGGACAGCAGAAGTAACCGCAAGCTGATATTTAACTTCCCTCGCAAGTTTGTAGATAATGAAACAGGCTACCTCCTCGGAAAGCCTGTTAATTTTATATCCAAAAGTGATGACAAGAATATTGTTGTCTGCATTGACAGGAACAGCAGTCATTGGGACAAGGAACATAATATTTCTCTTCGAAAGCAAAGTGAAATCTATGGGGAAAGTTACGAGTTAAACTACATTAATACCGATGGTGAATTTTGTGCTACAATCCTTACACCTTTGGAGTGCTATGTCTTGGAGGATGGAACAGCCGAGAGAAATGTCCTGCTGGCAATACATAAATTCAAAAGAAGGTTCGATGATATAGAATACCTTGATGTTTATACTGATGCTGAAATACTGCATTATAAGTTAATTGAGGATTCTAAAATTGAGCTTATTGGAAAACACGATCATATATTTGGCAGAGTACCTATTGTTGTATGTCCAGCCAATATTGAGCGTAAAAGCGGATTCGAGGATTTAATAAGCCTTTTTGATTCTTATAATGCTTTGAATTCCGATTTAGTTAATGAGATTTCCGACCACCGTAATGCTTATCTCATTATAGAAAATGCAAAAATCGAAGAAGAGGATTTGCTTAAAATGAAGCAGATGGGCATCATTCAAGTGCCAAAGGGTGGAGCGGTCAAATGGCTCACAAAGGACATCAACGATTCCTTTGTGAAGAATGAGCTTGAGAATATTGAACGTAAAATCTATGACATGATGGATGAGGTTAATTTCAATGAAAACTGGGCTTCTAATACTTCCTCGCTGGCAATCAGGAATAAGCTCTTAAACCTTGAAAACAGGGTATCAATGCGTCAGGCTTTTATGGAAAAGGTTATCAAGGGAAGGCTCAAAAATCTATTTATATATATCCGCAAGAAAGAAGGAAAGACATTTGATTATAGAGATGTAGCAGTAAAATTTACTCGAAACCTTCCTACAGACCTTGTTGGATTAGCAGACGTAATTGTTAAACTTAAGGATATTTGTTCACAGGAAACACTGCTCACATTACTGCCGTTTATTGAAAATCCTACAGTGGAATTGCAGAAATATAAAACAGAAAAGGCTACCGCAATTGAAGAAGATATTAACAAAAATAATATTTGACATTCAATCTCCGAGTGATATAATAATTTTAGATATGTAAAATATACATATCTAAAATATACGTATAGGAGAGTGCGTTATGAGTTATAAAGATTTTTTCCAAGAGCCAGAGAATAGGAAGTACATTAAATACGAAAATGTTTCAGAAGTAGAAGATGTTTTTAACTTCATGTGTAAGCCTGAAAGTATTGATAAGATGATAATGTCATGTGGACAAAACCGACCAGCGTTAGAAGGTATAATCGAGGATATCGAGTTAAATTTTCCTATAAGTACAAACTTTGATATCGATAAAGACTATACCTTGAGAAAGGCACTCGGCTCAATGATAAAATATATCATTTCAGATTTTGGATATGAGGTTAATATTCAAAAAGACATATCTAAAGGCTCACATATCAAGTCAGCAACACATTATAACTTTAACCAGGCTAAAGCTAAAAAGAAGCTTGTCAGAGTAATAACCATTGAAAACATATAGACTGTTAACAAAGAGACCTGTTCCTTAAATAAATGAGGAGCAGTTTTTTTGTTTCATAAATAATATTGCGTTCTTAGTTCCACAGGAGTTAAGAGGGCTAACCCAAATAATAAGGAGGATTTTTATTATGACATTTGAAAATGTTAAAGAATTTCTGGAAAGTGAAGCAGGAAAGGCTTCAGAAGTAACAGCATATTTGCAGGGGTTAAATCCATTGACTGTTGCAAGAGTGCAGGAGTACATCGACAAAACACCTGAAGGGAAATCATGGGTTGATTCTGTAAGGGATAAGCATTTGCAGAAAGGACTTGAGACTTGGAAAACAAATAATCTCGAATCACTGCTTAATGATGAAATCAAGAAGAGATTCCCCCAAAAGGATGAAAAGGAGCTTGAGGTTGAAAAACTAAGAGCCGAGATTGAAAAGATGAAACATGAAAAACAGAGAGAATCGCTCACAAATAAAGCCATTAAAATAGCAACTGAGAAGAGTCTACCGATTGAATTGGTAGATTTTTTTATTGGTGCAGATGAGCAAACCACTGTTTCAAATGTCAAGGTTTTTGAGGATACCTTCAGTCAATATGTTCAGAAAACAGTAGAGCAAAGACTGAAAGGTGATGGGTATGTCCCCCCGAAGGATAATGATGGCAAACAAGGCAACTTGGAAAGTTTGTCTATGGAAGAGTATATCAAAGCGAGAAGCAAATAAAATTTGAAAGGATATGGTGAATTATTATGGGAAACACAATTTTAACTCCATCTATTATAGCGAAGGAAGCGTTACTGCAATTAAGAAACAATACTGTCATGGCAAATTTGGTACATAGGGATTATTCACAGGAATTTGTTGCTGGAGTAGGAAACACAGTAACAATTAGAAAGCCAGCAACATTTGAAGCACAGGAATTTAACAGAAGTACAGGTATTCAGATTCAGGATGCTACTGAAGGCTCTGAATCAGTAGTATTGGATAAGCTTTTGGATGTATCATTTGAAGTTACAGCTGAACAGCTTACAATGGATATCAGAGATTTCAGCGAACAATTGCTTATTCCTGCAATGCAGGGCTTTGCAAATAAAATTGACCTATATTTGTTGGGTCTTTACAATGATATTCCTTTTAACTTCGGAACAGCTGGAAGCACACCTTCTGAAATCAGTGATGTTACAGGAGCAAGAAAGGTATTGAATGATAATAAAGTTCCTTTTGCAAATAGGAATCTCGTCATTGATACTGCTGCGGAGGATAAATTTCTTCAGTTAGCTACCTTCCATGAAGCAGATAAAGTAGGAGACAATGGGACAGCACTCAGAGAAGCTTCACTTGGTAGAAAATTCGGATTCAATATCTTTATGGATCAGAATGTGAAGAAGCATACCAAGGGCACTTTAGCAGGGGATGCAGGAACAATTAAAGTTAAGGGTGCAGTTAGTGCTGGTTCTACTCAATTGGTGATTGATGGAACTAATATGACTGGAACACTCCTTAAAGGTGACCTTCTATCAATTGATGGCAAGCCTTATGCGATTATTGAAAATACTACTGCTGTTACAAATGAAATCGCAGTAAAGTTATATCCTGCAACAGCAGACATTGCTGATGATACTGAGGTCACTATTGTTTCCACACATACTGCTAATCTGGCATTTCATAAGAATGCTTTTGCATTGGTAAGCAGACCTTTGGCATTGCCAAGAGGCTTGAGTTCCGAGCAAAAAGCAATTGTGAATTATGATGGATTAGGATTAAGAGTTATTTATGATTACAACAGCCAGTATAAGAAGGATGTCATTTCCATTGATATGCTTTGTGGAGTTAAAACTCTAAGTTCTGAGCTTGCTTGCAGATTATTGGGATAATCAATGAAGTTGGGGGTGTACCGATTGGTGCATCCCCTTTTAAATATTTTAAGGATGGTGATGTTTTTGAAATGTCCATACTGTAATATTGAATACAACTCACCTGAAACATTCAATGTTCATGTTCAAAGCTGTTACTATAAAGATTGCCCTCAACCATTACAGACAGACTTTGAGGCATTGTCATATCAGGAGTTAAAAGAAATAGCTCTTTCAAAAGGAATTAAGGCAGGAAATATGAAAAAGGCAGATATTATAAAATCGCTGAAAGAAAAGGAGGACTGATACTATGCTTGAAATTGTTAAAATGCTTTTTGGAATTGAATTAATCGATACTTCAAAAGATGGTATCCTTAATCACTTTATAAATCAGGCATTAAAGGTAGCACTGTCATATTGCAATGTAACCGAACTTTCTGCTGAATATGACGGTACAATTGCTGATTTAGCTGTTTACCTTTATAAAAACAAAGACAGCGTTGGCTACAAGCAGAAAACGGAGGGTGAACGCAGTGTTACCTATGAAGGTAGCGGTATTCCTGAATATATAAAGTCGGCATTGCCACTTCCAAGAATAAAGGTCGGGTGTGAGTGATGTTTAATGATACCTTAATAAAAATATTTTCAAGTTCAGATTCGGCTTCCTATATAAAATCAATATATGCAGATTTTCAGCCATATTCCAAAAGTATAGTGTTTGAAGATGGCTTTCAAATTGATATTACAAACAGATTGTTTTGTGATACTGATATTTCGATTACAAAGGATACCTTTATTGAAATTGAAAATGAAAAGTATAAGGTCATGGATATAAAAAAATGGGATGAACATTATGAAATTTACCTGTACAAGTTGAAAAGGCAGGTGTAGCTATCATGCAGGATATAGATGAAATGATAGACTTTTTCCTTTATGAAAAAGGTGAAAGCATCAAAGTTAATGGAGCAGAGCAGATTGCACTTATAGTTGATGCAGTAGATAAATTGACTTATTATGATGACAAAATTATCCGTTGCAAATGCCAAATAAAAACAGGTGATATTGTTGAATATAACAATTTGAAATATATCATTATCAGCCAAATTGACAAGGAAGAAAACTCATACAGAGCAAGGATAAGAAAATGCAGCTACAGGGTAGCTTTCAACTGGTCAGGCAATATCAAGTGGTTTGATTGCATTGAAGAAAGTAAGGTGTTTGATGTTTCAACAGGCACTTATATATCAGTAGCTTCAGGGAATATTTATATAACTGTGCAGTATAATTCGGATACAAGAAACATCGCTTTGAACCAGAGGTTCTATGTTACAAATCAACCGTTTAAAGTCACTGGAATTGATAAATCTCAAGAGGGTCTTATAAAATTCAACTGTGCACTGGATTTAATTGATACTGTAAATGATGATGTTGAAAATAATATTGCAGACCGCTGGAGATATGAAACAGGTCATACCTATACATTGACCATCAATAACGGAGACACAGCAAATGTCCTTATAAATGATATTATGCAATTAAATTTATCGGCAACTGATAACGGAATAGCTTTAGCAAATCCTGTGGTAACTTTTACAAGCAGTGACTCCAATATTATAAGTGTTGATAATACAGGTAAGGTTATGGGAATTGCCCCTGGTCAAGCAGTAATATATGCGAAGCTCACATATCATAATACGGTTTTGGATTCAATTACTATAACCACTGTGGAAACTTTTACACACAGTTACACTATTGACATAACTGGAAGTATCACTATAAAGCTTGGACAGAGCCAATCTTATGTTGCCCATATATATGATAATGGTACGGAAGTTTTCGATAAATCTGTAGTATGGAGCGTAAGAAATCAAGATGGGACAACTTCACCAGCCTATGCCACTATTACAGCAAGTACAGGTAATAGCGTAACTATTAAAGCCAATAGCAGCAGTACATATATAAATAGATATGTAGTACTAAAAGCAACGCTGTCGGATGATGCGACAGTATATAAGGAGTTTTCGGTACAATTAAAATCATTATTCTAAAATCAATGGCGAGCTGAATGCTTGCCTTTATTTTACCACTTTTCTGAAAGGAGCATTTTAATGAGCAAAACACCAAATGTAGAATATTTGCTCAGTGTTCATTATCTCAAAAAATTGAGAGAAAAGGGGTTCATAACATACGAGCAATACGATGAAATTGATAGATTAAACAGGAATTCATTTTTAAAGGGTCAAGGGCAGAAAACTGCCTAAGACCCTTATTTTAACTTTACTTATTGCCACACTGATTGTATCATGTGTGTACCCAAGTGCTATATTTTTAAAAAAGGAAGGAGATTCTTATGGCAAATGCAGTAAAGACGGTTCAAGTATTACAGCCGATTCAGAGACAGGACAATCCTGAAGATTCATTAAATATGAGCAAAAGAAAAGTTTGTGCTTATTGTAGAGTCAGCACTGATTCCGATGAGCAAATGGAGAGCTATAATGCTCAGGTAAGCGAATATAAGAAAAAGATTACAGAGAATCCTGAATGGGAGTTTGTTGACATATATGCGGATGCTGGCATAAGCGGTACGAACGTTAAACACAGACTTGCCTTCAATAGAATGATTAGAGATTGTGAAAATGGCAAGGTAGACCTTGTTATCACAAAGTCCATTTCAAGATTTGCAAGAAATACTGTAGATTGTTTGAAGCATGTAAGAGAATTGAAAAACATCGGGGTTGAGGTATTCTTTGAAAAGGAGAATATATACTCCTTTGATTCCAAGATGGAATTGGTTCTGACTATGCTTAGTTCAATAGCTCAAGAGGAAAGTCGTAATATTTCTGAAAACACAAAGTGGGGACTTAGAAAACGCTTTAGGGATGGGGTTACGGTATGCAATACTGAGAGGTTTCTCGGCTACGATAAAGATGAGAGTGGCAACCTTATAATCAATGAGGAGCAAGCCACGATTGTAAGAAGGATTTTTAGGGAATACCTTGATGGCAAAGGATATGCAGCCATTGGAAGAGGACTTGAAGTAGATGGAATAATAACTGTAGCAGGAAAAACAAAATGGTGGGATTCCAGTATTAGGGGCATCCTTGAAAATGAGAAATATTATGGGGAACTTCTACTGCAAAAGACGGTGACAGTTGATTACCTGACCAAGAAGAGAGTTGACAATGATAACATAGAGCCGATGTACAGAATTGATAATAACCACGAGCCAATAATATCAAAGGAAATGTTTGACCTTGTACAGCAGGAGCGAAAAAGACGCTTTGAAATAACAAGGGGCAGAGATGAGGATAGAAGAAAATATTCCAATAAATATGGCTTCAGTGGAAAGCTTTACTGTGAAAAATGCGGAAAGACCTTAAAACGCAGACACTGGAATGTCGGCACAAAATCTGAAAAAATAGTATGGCAGTGCAATAGTTATATTCAAGGAGTAAAGAACTGCTCTGCAAAAGCGGTTGACGATGCAACATTAAAAAGAGCCTTTATCCAACTGTACAATGATATGGTTGTTGATAAAGGCTCTTTCTTTAAGGTTTTCCTAGATAATATCAACAAGGTAATGACCAAAGAATCAAAGGTTTCAGAAATTAATAAAGTCACAGAAAGCATGGGGCTACTGGAACAGGATTTAAGCGAATTGGTACAGCTGAAGCTGCGTAAGCAAATTGACGATAAATATTTCAACAAGGAATATGAAAGAATAACCAATGAACTTGAAAAGGTTAGTATTAAAAAAGATAACCTTGAAAGGCAACATCTTGATGATGTTAAATATAAGGAGAAGCTGGCTGCGATAAGCAAGATAGTTGATAATGGCGATGAGCCTTTGGTAGAATTTGATGATGACTTCTTTATAGCTTTGGTGGATAAGGTTATAATAAAATCACCGAACCATTTCATGTTTATTCTTGAAAGTGGGCAGGAATATGAAGCAGATTATAGCAGTCAACAGCAGACCACCCACGTTGAAACGATAACTCGGATAAATCGTGCTTAAAGCCGCTTGTAGCAAGGGTTTCAGGCACTTTGATTAACGACCTAAAAAAAGAAAAAACCACTGATAAAAAATAGATTTTAAACTAAATTTTAATAAAATTGAGGCGGTTTCATTCAAAAAAGGATGAAGCCGCTTATTATTTCCACAGTATTTCCCAGACCTCAAAATGAGAAAAAATAAGGAGGTAAAAAAAACAATGAACCCTGAATGATTTCTTTAATGAGTCTATATAAAGCTCAGATCGCGAGGTTCTCACGGCTGGTACAGTATCAAATGACCACTTGCCAATATATCTTTAGAAATAAAGAAGAAAGGAATATGAAAATGGACAATAATGAATTACAAACCGTATATATTGAAAAGCTCAACAAGGATATTCTGCCAAAGCTTGATTTTAAAAAGCTTCATGAATCCTATAATAGTTCAGATAAGCAATACGCAAAAGAGGTGTTGAAAAGTCTACACGATGCCTTTATACAGGTATATCAAACGGATTATTTAACAGATAGAGAATTTGAATTTGTACTTGTGCCTGCCGTTATTAAAGCACAGAAGACAGGAGATGTCTCAATCGGTATCGTTACATTGGATATCGGATCCTCCAGTGAACATTGGGGCACAATTTTCTTTACAGACAAAGGGCTGATTGATGATCAGAATGAAAGCTTTACGAAAGCAGAAAGAGAATATATAGATACGAACTTTATACCATATGATTACTGGTATACCATAGACATTGAGCGGGATCACCATGTGGACTTTGAAAATGTCCCCGAGGAAATTTGCGAAATGCTGAATTACTGCAGACCTAGCGAAAATGATCTGCAGATGAACGGACCGGAAATTTAATGATACCATTCCACGATACTTAAATTTAATTAGAGTAAGTTTAGGGCTGTATTTTATGAAATGAGATACAGCCTTTTTAATTTTTCCGAAAAACTTTAGGAGGATTCAAATATGGACAGCAACAGATTTTTTGCCGAGGTCACCCGCAGAGCTGCACAGCAGGGAATAAAAGTTCCGGACTTCCTGCAAGGAAAAGGAAATCTCCACAACGACTGAACTGATTCAAGAAACCCTTGTGGCATCCATGCAGGATGGCATGCAGCCGGGTGAAATAAACATGGGAGGTATATAAAATTGAAAACCGTTTACGCCTTTATCCAGCATCAGAGGAACAGCCTGGCGGTAGATTTCCCCCTAAATATTCATGATATGCCTGACCATCTCGGGAGCATTGGAATCCGGCTTCCTGCCAGCAAGGTGACCGTGGACAACACAGAAAATGTGTCTGTTAGACTAACCGGGCTAAATGAAGTCGGTAAGGCCATTGTCGGCAAGGTAGCCGGTAGCGACAGTCTTGAGGATATCAACGCACTCTGCCAAGCAATAGAACGAACTTGCTTATATGGCTATGACGATATGGCAGAACGCCTAGCAGCCAGCGATGCGGGATGTGCAAGAGAGCTGATGGCTGTGGTTGAGCAATTCACTCAGGCACAACAATCACAAACGATGGGAGAATGTCAATGCTGAAAGCTTTGATCGCAGGCATTAGTTAGGGAGGGAAAGCAATGGATTACCCATATTTAATTGGCTATGTCTATTCGGAGGAAGGAAGAAGCGAACATTTTTTGAAAGCTACTCCGACAAACATTGCCTCTTTCATTGTAAAAAATTCGCCGCTAGATGTCATTCAAATTACTACCCCGCTGGATACTGCCTTCATATCCACCAGAGCAGGATTTATCGACTATTGCGCCGATCAGGAATTTCTAAGGAATGAGTTGCTTCCCGTGCTGATTCCAATGCAGATGGGCGACACAGAACCCCCAGAAGTAGAGTTGGTTCCTGAAAATGAAATGAATTCGATGGATGAGGAAGGATTGGATTCCCTCGAATTTTAA